AGTGCGAGGGTTGTCGCATCCACTAAGTCGTCATTTGCACCTGATGGGAAATCATTACATTCTTCAATCACTTCGTGTGCCCATCTTCTATCTGGTGCCCATACTATGCCTGCACTAAATAAATCAGATACTGCATTTACTCTGCTAATTTTATCCTGTCCTTTGCCTGGTGTAAACTCTCCCACAGGAATACCCATACGTCTAAACTCTTGGTAAAGTGCAGCTCCGTTTGATTTTTTCTCCACTACAAATGAGTCTGGTTCCCATGCTTTATACTCTTCAAGACACAACTCTTTGAGTTCTGGGAACTCTAGTCTTCTTTTAATTGCATCTAGTAAAATTATATTATAATTATTGTTTTCTTCATTCATAAATACACCCCATGTAGTCAGGGCGTTGTAGTCAGCACGGTTGTTGGCTTCTTGAGCAGCATCAAGCGTCATTATAATAAATTCACAGCTAGGTGGGTCCTCTTTCTCCCATATATTCCACCATTCTCTCTTAATAAGTGCCCCTTCTTCTGATGTGGGGTTTTGTAAATACTGTGCGTTCCAATACCTTATGTCTAATGCCGCACGTCTAGACTGTAATTCTTTTAATGGCCAGAACTCAGGCCACAATGGTACTTCTTCTCCATCTTCTTCTAAGATAGCTGGAAACTCTACTACTTCCCAGTTGTCTACTTCATCATTCTTTATCATTTGATTAACAATCTGCCCTGTTAAGTCTAATTTAGACCAACGAGTCATCACCACAATGATAGCACCACCTGGCATTAAACGTTGTAGTGGTCCTGATTGGAACCATTCCCATGCGGGTAGAAAAACATCAGGTTTTCCTAACTTAGCGTCTTGCTCCGAGTGAGGGTCGTCAATAATGAATAAGTCGGCACCACGACCAGCCAAGGCACCACCAACACCAATAGCAAAATACTCGCCATTAAAGTTTGTACCCCAACGGGACGCTGACTTAGAGTCTGCTTGGAGCGAGACATCTGGGAATATATCTTTGTACGAGTCCGAACCAACCAAATTTCGAACACGACGGCCAAAGTTGACAGCCAAATCTGCAGTGTGCGAAGCCATGATGACTTTCTTAGCTGGGTGTTTTCCCAAGAACCACGCAGGAGCGAGGTAAGATATGAGTTCACTTTTTCCATGTCGGGGTGCAATGTTAACAATGACTCTTTTTCTTTTCCCTTCTGCGATTTCTTCAAATAATTTCGCCAATTTTGCATGATGTGCTCCTACTTTGTAGTCTGGATAGACGTGTTTAATAAATTCTAAGAAAGTTTTACCACCAGCTTGCTTAACAAGCTCTTTTTTGTAGTCTAATAGTAATTTTAAGTTGCGTTGTCTCTCTGTTTCACTCATCTGAGGGAGTGCTTGCTCTAATAACTCTAAATCTTTAGGGCTAATCATCATCTACCTCAATATCTTCTACTTCAACGACTTCTCTAGTGTGTATAATCTTACCTTTGAGCTCATCAATCGTCTTTTTAAGTTCTTTTTCTAACTCATCACCTGATTTGGTTATGTGAGTTACTTCAGTTTTCCTCTTAAATGCGTCAACTCCGTCTATTTCACCCACTGCTTTAAGTGCAGCGATACGTTCTCGTGATGATTTTGCCATAGTTGCCTCTTGTAGTAGGCCATTTAACACAGTAAGTTTTATATCTGCTAGGTCTTTGGCTACCATATGGCTAGTTTGTGCCACCATACCTGCAAGAAAGGCTATCGTTTCATTCGGATAACTACCAAAGTCTGGTTTGAGCTCAGGATTTGCCATCATTTCTTCAGCAAGAATCTCAGCTTCTTCCATGTTTTCTTTAGAGGGCTCTATATTCTCATCTTGTATATCTGCGAGCATCTTTATCGTATTCGTACGAGCCTCAAGTTCTTCTTGAGTAGACATGTTTGGTAATGCTTCTTTAGCATTCTTAGGAATAGGAACATCGTCCTCTATATGTGGAACTACTACTGTTTGGTTGTCCATGTGTCGCTGTTTACACCTATGTATATTATTTGCAGCTTACTTTACTTATTGACAGTATAATATATAATATAAGTGTTGACAACAAAATACTATGAGGATTTATTATGAGAATGGATTTAAACAAAGAGGGAGTTTTACATCTAGATTTATTTGATGTAGAAACCCAAGAAGAACAAGACCAATTTATATACTACTATTTGGGATTGTCAAGACCTGTCAAAAAGAAATTTGAGAACGCATACTATAGCTTATACAACAAAAAACTTTTAGCTGAACCAGAAGCACAAATTATCTACACAAACTTAAATGGTTTAACTCAAATTGAAGTACACCCTAACGATATATTAAAAAACTTAAGAATGATAAAGCAGCTAATGTTAGAAGGCGAACTTTCTATAGACAAGCCTGAGTCTAAACCTCATCTGGTTGTCGTAGAAGATGAAAACGAATAAAAAGCCAAACTATCCTTTATTTATCGTAGTCTGGAAAGACCACACAGGTAATGCTTCTTGGCAAAGTGTAGAAGAAATAACCAAAGAAAGACATATACTAGCCTACAGTATTGGCTACCTACTGCATCAAGATAGAGAGTGCGTGAAACTTTGCAACACCTACACTTCTGATGGCGGCTGGGGTGGGCTGGACTTAATACTAAAGTCTTGTATAGTAGAGATGTACGAATTGGAGATTATAGATTAACCCCTATGTAATGACTCCTAATAAACTCAACGCCTCGAGTTATTGTCATTACTTTCTTTTCCCCTAACCTAGTGCTGGGGGTTTTTTTGTCTATAATTTATGTGGCATCACTCCACGATAGTATAACCTTCTATACTGTCCGTTAATTCTACGGTGTGGGTGGGCTGCCATTATCTTTGCAATCAAATACATGTTGCCTCCTGTGTTGACATCTAGGTAAGCTTTTTTCCCATGCTTTATGGCTTCAACCAGTATACCTTGGTTTTTGAAAATTTTGCAGAAAATTTTTTTGATTTGCCTATTTGTAAAGTTAGGGGGTGTCTTTTGAAAATGGTGTAGTGATTTGAGTATATTATTGTGTATATACAGACATGTATGTATCGCTATATATTTGGGGGATAGGGGGTAGGTGGGGTTCTAATAGTAGACTTATTAGTAAACCTATAGTACTATTATATCAACTTCAAGGTAATAGTGCCTTAAGTATTTAAGGAGGTAAAAACTATGGACTTTATAATATTCGGCTTTATGGATAATTTTATATTAATTATCGGTATGTATTTTTCTTATCTTAATGTTGAGTACTATCTTAATAAATATTTAAATTATACAGACAAGTTAGTTATAGCCTGTGTTAGTGCAGGTTTAGGTAATACATTCTCTGATGCAGTTGGCTTTGCAGTTACAGCTAACTTCAGTTGGATGGCACTAACAATCATTGGTTGTCTATTAGGTATGACAATCATTCCTTTAATTAACAGATGGAGAGAGATATGCAACAGTTAGAAATGTTTTGTACTATTAAGAAGTTTACACCAGTCGAGCAGTTAGCTAGACATATGAGAATGTTCAGAGTTAATTTTACATATGATGAACTATTAGATTGGCATGAGAGAGCTAACAAGTTAACACAACGAGTTAGAAATCAATAAACTAACCGCCCCCGAAAGGGGGCATTCGGAGAGATAATATGAAAGAAGTAAAAGCAGAAAACCCAAGAGAAACATTTTGTTTATTATTAGACCATGGTTTTATAAGTGCACAAGATGCAGTAATTATGTGTTTGAAGTATATGTCACAAGATGATGTTGCCGATATGATGCATGCTAATGAACTAGATGGTATTGGATTTCATGTAGTTGATAAATAGTTAGGACTGAACAAGGATGTTCACTTTGGCAGGGCTTAGAGAAATCTAGGCTCTGCTTTTTTTTGGCCTAAAGGAAATGATACCAGTTATTGGGCCGCCGAAGTTTAACGACGACGAAATCAATCGTTACAATTGTAACGCTAAGTAATCCTATTAGTAGACTATATCTTTACTAATAGGTATACTGTAGTTAATCAAGTAGGACTTTACTATCATAATGATTCTAGTCTGTTACTTGATTATTTTATAGGAGACAATTATGTCTAATCAAAAAGATGTTTTTAATGGTGCAAAGCAATTTGCTAATTCTCAATTAAGCCTAAAAGGTGGAGCTAGATTATACCTTGATGGCTTAGGCTTAAAGGCTAATGCTAAAACAGCCGTGCAAGCTAAAAAGCAAGTTACTGACGCAATGGCAGATAAAGCTGTTAAAGCTAATACAGAAAAGGGTATTTATAGCTCATATTCTGATAGCAAGCCTAGCAAGCTTGAGTTAGCTTTAATTGGTGGTAACTATGTCGATGTATCAGACAATAGTACAGCTAATAAAGCAGGTGTTGAGCCTACTTTAACAATGACTGTTAAGGATTGCTTAGCAATGGCGACTCCAGTATATGCAAACCTTGATAAGGAAAAAGCTAAGGTTAACATTTACGGAAAAGCTGGTGTAAGTCTAAAAGCTTTCGTAAAGCCTATTAGAGAGGCTGGACAAGGCTTTAAACGTCAAGTTATGTCAAGGCTTACAAGCGAGGTTGTTAAGTGCCATATGAAAGCTTGTGGCTTATCTGTTGAGACTGATACTTCAGAGCAAGCTGTTATCAAGTCAATCAAAGCATCAGTTAAGACTATCTCTACTAAGCTTGAGGCTTTGAAAGATTTGAAAGCCATTGAGATTCTTAACTCCCTTCCTAGTAAGTATCTTAGCTAGCAATTAGCGACTCATTGCCTAGTCAGATTAATTTCTGGCTAGGCTTTTTTTTGGCTTACAGAAAATGATACCAGTAATTGAAACGCCGACGCCGAGAGCGTTACCAATGTAACGATTGAATTTTTAGTTTGCGTGAGAAAATTTGTGCGTTCCAAAAGTGAAACCAGTTGTTTAGCCGACGACGCCGTAACCAAAGCGTTACATTTGTAACGGTGAGTTTTGTTCCAAAAGTGCTATTTTGGTTGGAACAGAATTCCGTTGTACTACTAGGGTTGTGAGCGTTTGTTCCAATGTTCCAGTGTTCCACAAGGGTATACGCTGGGATTTGACAATTTGAGAGTCAAGAGTCTTGATTGTGCAGTGTAATCAAAGAGCCTAAATATAACCGTTATCAAAACGCTTGGAACATTGGAACAAACCTATAAATATAATATAATCTATAATAATAACTCTAGTAAATACAATCACTTACCATAGCCTACCTATCGTTGTTCCGTTCTGTTTGTAAAGTTACAGACCCCTATCCACTGGAACACGAACAATATCAATAAGTTACACACAAAATACCTATTACCTAAGAAACTATTACACCATAAGACACTCACACGGTACGCTTCCCGTCACCACACATCACCATCACCCAATATACCCTCGTATACTAAAAGCTTGGAACAGATTTGAAACACTTGGGAATTAGTAAAGTTATGCTATAATGGTTGTAAGTGAAGTAATAGTTTCTTAAATAACAGAACATACATCACGAATACAATCGTTACATTTGTAACGGTAAAAAAACAAACTAAAAGCAATACAAATAACTATGGAGGTTATGGTGAGTACAGAGAAAAACAGAGAAGAGATAATCGCAAGTATATGTGAGGGTACAGTAGATAACTTATGTAATTTGTTAGAAGAGCATAAGATAAGAGATGTTGTGCCAACGATAGACCAATCAATAGACGACCTTGCAGATTGCATGATGGAGGTAGATGATGAGTGATAAAGTAACAAAACTTGAAGTACAACGATGGTTAGGTAGCGATACTATGCAAGAGTGTATAGAAATTATTATTGATGTTGCTAACAATAACTATGAATCAGAACAATTATATAAAGATATTAAAGACTATGCAGAACAACAGGAGTGGGATGATGACTAAACACAAACCAGAATGCATAGAATGTGGCGAGTCATTCCAGCACGAAAGAAAAGCTATTGG